CCAGAGGGGTTTCAATCAAATTTCCTTGTGGACAATGATGTTGGCACTCAGTCTTACGCAATCAATCACAGCCACCCTTACGGACAATAATTAAAGTGGGGAGCTTCGGCTCCCCCACTACAACAAACCCATAATTGGAGAATGATAATGGATAAACTCATAAGAGTACCAAAACGATTTTTGGTCGATTGTATTGATTGCGAGGTTCCAGAACCCGTAAAGGTTACAAAACAACACTTCTGGATTAGTTCAGAACGAAACGCAGAAATGACCGAACTTATTGACAGAGCTTTTTTCTACGCTCTTGAATATGTAGATGGATGCCACGGAATTGTTGCCAGTGCAAAAGCTACACTGAAAGCAATTTACAAAGCTAACGTATTTACTGAAAACCAAAACAAATGTTACTTAGATAAAGTACAAGCATTTAGAAAGGAATAATATAGTAAGTAGGCACACCACACAGAGAACATGGCAGTTTTAAAATTCCATCCTAGAATTTCTGTTTGGTGGCTTTACTATAAAGAAAACATATCTTGAGCGTTTGCTTTGTCGTAGGGCAAACGTATCTCGAATGAGGTCTTTGTTGTAGAGCAAGTCAAAACAGTCCAACCGCGAGGAATATCTTTCACAAGGGGATACGGGGGTGGTACGAACACTGTTTAAATTTGTCTGCTTTCTTTATTAATTTTACCAACCCGCCACTACCACCACTTAGAAAGGACTACCCAAATGGCACAACGTGAAGTAAAATATGAAAGCCCAGCACACAAAATCTTTGCAGGAAAAAGCAATTGGCAGGGATACAAAGAAAATGATGTTATAGCGATAGCATTTGAGTCAAGAAACCACGGCACTCTGCATCATTTCTACACTTTAGGAAGTGTTGTTGGATACGCAATCGATAATTGTAACTGCCCATTTGAGTCAGTTGAAAAAGCAAAAGAGCGTGGTCACAAAATTCACTGGGCAAACCAAAACTCTAGCATGATTACTAGCCACGCACGTCCACAGGAATATTCATTCATGCAAGAGCATGGCGACCATATCAAATTCCACGGTAAAACTTTTGAGATTGTATCAACACCGAATGATAACATCTCTCTTAAATTAGTATAATCATCGGGGAGCTTCGGCTCCCTTCCATCCCCTCTGAGAAAGGAACTATAATGACACACTCCATCGAATGGCTTACTTCGGATGTTGCTGCATATGAGCGTTACAAAAGGCTTGCAGGTGACGATGAGGTTGCTCTTTTCAATTGCATTGCTAGACATCAATATGTTATTCATGTTGAGCTCAACTCTAATTTCGAAGACCCAAAGAGGTTTGTAGAGATAGATGCTGATGGTCTGTCTCATGCGCTGGTTCTCCTCAAGCAATGGCTGATGGTTCACGGTGCGACGAGTGCAGGATTAAGGAAAGTTGATAGTGGAGCTTTTCTCGGTTCCCCCGACATTTACGACTGTTCAGATTTCATGGAGGAAGACCGATGAGTGGGGCAACAGCAGCAGACTTTAACAAGTGGGAAGGCATTGCTAAAAAATGCGACATCACTGAGCTGAACTTTATCATAAAGGATTGTCGTGAAGCTCAGTCGGCAATGCAAGGCTGGAATCCTGAGAAAGAAAACTATTACTCCGACCAGAGGATGACGTTCTCGGATGAGTTGCGCAGGAGGTTCAAGTGATGTGGGCAACTGAAGTCATTGAAACTGGCGTTGGCGTTCTACTTGTAAAGGAACACAACGCCATGAGGTATTCTGAAGCCATGAACATTCACAACTATTACATGATGAAGTATGCTGGGAAATACTCAACTTACTTCGTTTGGAGGGATTGCAATGATCTCTAATTTCTTTAACATGGTGCTGGCGGTTACTCTTGTCCTTGCGTCATCTGCAATGGTGTCTTTTATTCTTATCAATATTTTATTGGGCTGTGACAACTGGGATCAAGAGCAATGGACGCAATACAAGTCTTGTATGACAATCGGTTATATAATAGGACTTGACTGATTGCCCAGAAAAGCCTATCATCAAGATATTATCCCTGCCTCTCCCTGACTAAAAGCTCACTGTAAAAAGTGGGCTTTCTTTTTCTTCTAGATTATATTACAGTTGCTTCACAGTTGACCACTGCAAACAAAGGTTCTGAAGGAGATAATCTGGTGTCAGGAAAAGGAAAAAAGGTTCAAGTCCAAAGGCCTATTAACAATGGTCGCAAAGTTGAGCCTGAGAAGTGGGATGGCAGCTTTAAATCTGTAGAGCCTCTCAAGAACCAGAAGCCAGCCCAACACCGCCAAGCCAGACATAAGAAGTGGAACCATCCAGCCACAATCAATTGGATTATGGGGCAAGCTGACCCTGTTGGATTCCTCGCTTCGGTTATGCAAGGCAAGGAAATGTTTCCCGTTTACACTCAAGACCAAGATGGCACAGTCCAGAACATCGGAAAGGTTGGTGCCGATCCAGAGCTGAGAGTTATGGCTGCAAAGACATTGCTCGGCAAATGCGTCCCTGATCTAAAGGCTGTTGAGATAACAGCACAAATTGAAGAGCGAAAGGTGCTTGATATAAGCAGATTAACTGATAATGACCTCACCACAATTGAACGAGTTCTTGAACACGCTGTCATTGAAGGAAGTGAGAGCGGAGAAGATGAGGAGATCTTTGAGGGAGTTCACCAAGAGCTCTTGGCAAGCGATTGAACCAGGACGACCTTTTCAAGACAACTGGCACATAGACGCAATATCAGACCATCTTCAAGCAGTTGTTGAGGGTGATATAAAGCGATTGATAATCAATGTCCCTCCAAGGCATATGAAATCCATCTCGGTTGCTGTGGCCTTGCCTGCGTGGGCTTGGACTGTCCAGCCAACTAAACAATTCTTGTATGCGTCTTATGCAGGGTCTCTTTCTATTCGTGACTCGGTTAAGTGTCGGAGGCTGATTGACAGTCGTTGGTATCAGAATCACTTCGGAGAGACATTCAAGCTGACAGGTGACCAGAACCAGAAGCAAAGATTCGAGAATGACAAGACAGGCTATCGGATAGCAACTTCGGTTGGTGGTGCTTTGACAGGGGATGGTGGTGACATCGTTGTAATTGATGACCCACACAATTCAATTGAGGCCGACAGCTCTGCAGTGCGTGAAGGAGTTCTTGAGTGGTGGGATCAGTCTATGCAGACTCGTCTGAACAATCCCAAGACAGGTGCATTCATTATCATTATGCAGAGGCTGCATGAGCAAGACTTAACAGGACACATCCTATCTAATGAGCTTGGGGATGAGTGGGATCACCTAATGCTCCCAGCCAGATATGAGATTGGCCATCCTACTCCGATGCGTTCCAGCCTAAACTTCACAGACCCAAGAACAAAAGAGGGTGAGTTGCTTTGGCCAGAGCGGATTGACGAAGGCACACTGACAACTCTTGAAAGGTCTCTCGGCAGTTATGCTTCCGCTGGACAACTACAACAGCGACCAATGCCCAAAGGTGGTGGTATCTTAAAAGCTGAGTGGTGGGTGCCATGGGACAAGCATGAGTTGCCAGACATTGAATATGTCCTGCAGAGTTGGGACACAGCCTTCAGCACCAAAGAGAAATCATCTTATTCGGCTCGGACAACTTGGGGTGTCTTTAAGATGAATGGCCAGATAAATGCTATGGTCTTAGAGATGTGGTTTGATCGTGTTAGCTATCCTGAGCTGAGAAAGCTCGCACAAGAGGCCTATAATGATTGGGAGCCAGATGCGGTTCTCATCGAGAAGAAGGCTTCTGGCCAGTCTTTGTTGCAAGATTTACGCATGGCAGGTGTCCCAGTTCTTGAGTATATGCCTGACCGAGACAAGCAAGCTCGTGCTCATGCAAGCTCTGCTCTTTTAGAAGACGGAAGAATTTTCTTTCCATCTGACAAGAAGTGGGCTAAAGATTTAATTGATATCTGTGCAGCCTTCCCTGCAACCGACAATGATGACATTGTTGACACATGTACACAGGCATGGTTAAGGCTTCGCAAAGGCTGGTTCGTTACACACTCGAATGATTTTGACGAAGATGATTATGAGGAAAGAAGAAGGATAACATTGTATGGCTAGAGAACCAGTTGTGATTCAACAACCATTGGCTCCCTTTGCGGAGACTGCTCCTGCGGACGATCTGCAAGTTGAAGAGATCGGCGATGATGTTCTCATAGGAGACCCAGAGCTAGACAATATTGAAGAGGAAGACACGAACTTCGGTGCCAACTTGGCAGAGGAAATGTCTGACAAAGAGCTTACCCAAGCAGCTTCCTCTCTAGTTACATATTACAATAATGACCGTGAAGCTCGATCCGAGTGGGAAGAGCGTTACAAAAAAGGCCTGAAGACTCTTGACCCAGATGGTGGCATGGAAGAGTCAGAAGACGAGCGTGCGACTCGTGGCCTGAGCGTTGTCGTTCATCCAATGATCGCAGAGGCTGCAACCCAGTTCAACGCTAAAGCTATTGCAGAGCTATATCCTAGTGGTGGCCCCATTAAGACGGTTATTGTCGGTGATCCGAATGAGGAGCTTGAAGAGCAAGCACGCAGAGTTCGGGAATACATGAACTACCAGATCACGCAGGAGATGCCAGAGTATTTCCCTGACCTTGATCAAATGTTATTCCATCTCCCGTTAGTTGGCCAGACATTCAAGAAGGTGTGGTGGGACACTAACATGGATCGCCAGTGCAGCCAGTTCGTTAAGGCTGAAGACTTCGTTGTCGCACCAGAGAGCAAAGACTTATACACATCGCCACGTTACACCCACATCATCCGTATCCCAAAAAACGATTACAACCGATATGTGCAGTCTGGCTATTACCTTCAGACCGACGATAAAGGTGGCGACATTGATCCTTCGGGAGATGTTATTGGTGAGATCGAGGGTGTTGATCAATATGGCGACGACTCGCAGGATCAGGTAATGACTCTGCTGGAGATGCATGTCTATGACAACTTCGAAGAAGACACAGACGACGATGATGATAATGCAGTCGGCATACCTTATGTTGTAACAGTTGATTATGATAATGAGAAAGTTGTAAGCATTCGCCGCAACTGGCGAGAAGATGACGAGCGCAAGATCCGCAGGGATTGGTTCGTGTCTTATAAATTTCTTCCTGGATTGGGCTTTTATGGCTTTGGATTATATCATCTTATTGGTGGATTGGGTAAAGCGGCAACTGGATCCTTACGAGCTTTGCTTGACAGTGCAGCCTTTAGCAATATGCAAGGTGGCTTTAAGTTAAGAGGCAGAGTCTCAGGTGGAGAGGTTCAAGTAAATCCAGGAGAGTTTGTCGATCTAGACGCAACTGTTGACGATGTCAATAAAGCAATTATGCCACTGCCATTTAAAGAGCCAAGCCAGTCTCTGTTTAATCTGCTTGGCTTTATTGTTCAGGCGGGACAGCGTTTTGCTAGCACTGCTGATTTGAATGTTGGGGATGTGAATCCAAATGCGCCTGTTGGCTCTACAGTGGCGTTGATCGAGCAAGGAAGCAAGGCCTTCTCGGCAATCCATAAGAGGCTGCATTATGCTCAGGGACAGGAGTTTAAGCTCCTCGCAGACTTGAATGCTGAAAACTTGCCTGAACAGTTTACATTTTCGTTGATAGGAAGCAGTTCTGAGATATTCGCTGCTGACTTTAATGATCGCATTGATATCCTCCCAGTTAGTGACCCCAACATATTCAGCTCATCCCAGCGCATTGCTCAGGCCCAAGCTATTTTGCAGATGGCCCAGTCAGCTCCTGAGATGCACGATATGTACGCAGCATACAAGAGAATGTATGAGGCGATTAGAATACCAAACATTGACGAGATACTAAAGAAGCCTGAAGACGCACCGCGCATGGATCCGATTGACGAGAACATGGCGATAATGTATGGCAAGCCCATAAGAGCATTTATTGAACAAGAACATGAATCGCACATAGCAGTTCACATGCAGTTTATTAAAGATCCATCTCTTGGGGGCAATCCAGGAGCCGCAGCAATGCAGCCTATTCTCATTGCCCACATAGCAGAACACGTTGCGTTACTTTACAGAACTCGCATGGAGGCCAGCGTTGGCGTTCCACTTCCCCCAGTTCCAAACTTCGCTGATAAAGACTTTAAGTTTGAGGACATCAATCCAGACCTTGACAGGCTCATTAGCCAGCGTGCTGCGCAAGTTGTTCAAGAAGCTCCGCAGATGAAAGCAATTACTGCTATCCAGCCAGAGGGCCAAGGCCAACAACAGAACCCATTGCAATATGCACAACAACTCGCTCAACTCGAAGCTGAAGCACTCAAACTTAGGACGCAAGCCCAAATCGCTACAGACCAAGCTAAAGCACAGTCCTCAATGGAAATTAAAAAGGCTGAAGCTCAGCAAAAAATGCAAATAGATGCAGCCAAGGCTCAAGCAGACTTGCAATCTAAAGTGATGAAGCTAGAGGCTGAGTTGCAATTAGAGCGAGAGAAGAGTGCGGCTAAAATGCAAATCGAGGCTATGAAAAATGGATGAGATACTGGCATCAATCGGGCCAATCAATCCTTCAGCTTTTAGTGGGGGATCTCAAGGTGCTCCTCAGCAACCGCAACAACCTCCATTCGACGCAAGCCAATACTTAATGCAAAGAATGATGCAATTGAAACAAGGAAAGCTTGGCGCGTTGGGTAATGTTATCGCTGCAATGCCACAGCCCAACGAGATGCAACCCCAGCAAGGAGTGACAGCAGCATGAATTATGGAGCCTTAAAGTCTATTCCTAAGAATACAACTATCGCTGGACAGCCTCACCAACTGAGTTATATCAACCCTCAAGAAGCTGAGTTGCTAAAAAGCAGAGGTGGCGCAGGGATTGATATTAACGGCATCCCAGCTTATTGGACTTTCTCAGATCCAAGCTCTTGGGGTGATGGCGAAGGATATACTGGAGGCAGCGATTTCGGCCAAGGTGTTGTAGACAGTTACACTGCAGTGAAAGATGCAGTTTCAACAGCAGTCAATACTG